AGGTGTTGGGCGAGCTTGTCGACTTGGAAGATGGCAAGGTGGTTAGCAGGGACATGTTCAGCCTGTACCCAGCGTTCACCGCCGAGGGCCACCCGAACCCGTTTCCGAACTTCGAGTACATCGTTATGTCGCTGGACTGCGCCTTTTCAGAGAAGACGCACAACGATCCTACGGCCTGCACCGTGTGGGGCGTGTTCAAGCCGCTGGATGGCCCTATGTCCGTGCTGCTGATCGACGCGTGGGCTGAGCACCTGAGCTTCCCAGACCTCAAGCCACGGGCCATTGATGAGTTCCAGACCGCGTATGGCGAAGGGCGTGACGCTAAGCGGCCAGACATGATGATCATTGAGGACAAGGCCGCAGGCATAAGCTTGATCCAAGAGCTAGCGCGTGCGGGTTTACCCTGTAGGGCCTACAACCCGGGCCGCGCCGACAAGATGCAACGCCTGCAAATCGTCGCCGCCATCATCGCCGCTGGCCGCGTCTGGCTGCCCGAGTCCGAGACAAAGCCCAACTACGTCAAATCATGGGCCGAGGGCTTCGTTGCCCAGATCTGCGCCTTCCCTGACGCTGTCCACGACGACTACGTCGATACGGCCACACAGGCCCTGCGCATACTGAAGGATGGCGGGTGGCTCGACATTGACCCCGCTCCGAGATATGATGACGACGACTTTGTAGACACAAAGCCTGCGCGTGTAAACCCATACTCAGCATAAACACCATGTCAAAACTTAGACCACTTGCCAAAGCTGCGAACAGTAAGCCATCAGCCATCATGTCATTGGCCGACGAAGTGCGTGCAGAGATGGCCGCTGATAAGGCGGCGAAGCTGGATAAGAATCAGCTAGAGGCCAAGCGCAAAACTTACGAGGCGAGCAGGCCACCAGTGAAGGCCTCAGAGGCGTATGGCAAGTACGAGGGCCAGTACATCAAGCCCATCTTCTACGACCGCATGCAGGTGGATCTGTCGAAGGGGAAGTTTGGAGGCCCCGGCTTCTCGGGCATCCAACTCATTGACCCAGACTATGCGCAGGCTCGGGCCGTGGCTGGTGTGACCGACCAGAAGATGGCAACACGCCTCATCAACCGCAACAAGGCGCAGGTGCCCAAGGGCGCAAAGGTTATCTGGACACCCTCAGTTGGTGGACTCGAGCAGCACAAGTCCAACTCCACCATGTTCGCTGAGTTCGCTGACATCTTTGCCAACAACCGTAAAAACTTGTCCGCTGAAGATATTCAAAAGCTAAGTGACCGCGCTAGCAGTGAAAGGGACAACAGTGGCCGCTTGATCTTTCCCAACGGCATTGACTTAGGTTCGCGCAACTTCCGCAAGGCCGTTAAGACTTACGACCAACGCGCATTGATGGCTGACATCTTTGCTGGCCGTGGTGTAGGTGGCGAGAAGGGCCGCACGGTTCCGATGGAAGAATTGCTCCAGAAGAACCTTGACCCCAACATGGCGAAGGCTGGCACGCTCGACTTAGGCAACAGGCTGTTCCGCTTGGACGACAACGTCATTGACAGGCCTGACCTGCACAGCGACTACCCCAAGATCCTGACGGGCGAAGATCTGGATGTGAACTACCTGCCCACGCCGATTGCTTCAGTGTTCGAAGACTTCAAAGCAGCCAAGGAAGCAGAGAAGGGCCGCGACATAACGTTGATGGACTACACCAAAAACGACCCAACGCAATTGCTCACCGAAGACCTGTTGACCAGAATGCAAAAGTCTGGATACCGCAAGGGTGGGCTAGCGCAGATGAACAAGGGTGGTATGGTCAAGCGCCTGTTTGGCATGGCAGATGACACCGAGCCAAGCTTAGGCAACACAAGCTTTGATAGGCCCCCAGCTAAAGTGTCGCCGCTGTCAATCATGCGCAACGACAAAACGCCGCTGCCACCTGCGGGGTTTGATGACAAGTTCTTTCGCGAGCATACTGGTGGTGAATTTGCAAGGGCCGCAGCAGCGTACCCTGATGAGATGCCCAGATTGCAAGGCGAGGCGCTGCAAAATCGGATTGACTATCTTGCCCGCATATTGAAGGGCAGCCCTGAATATACGGAATTCGCTACTGAGCTACAACAGCTACAGAAACTAAAGCTGGCCGAAGAGGCCGCAACCCAGTTTGGAAAAAGCCAGCTATCAAACTACATGATCAAAAAGATGGGTACGCCAAACGACCCAATCAGAAAGCTTGCAGAGAAGGGTATCACCGCAGTGCCTCGGGATATACAAAGAGATCCTAGCAAGATGCAAAACAGGATCCACTCGCCAAAAGCCATAAAAGTTCACGAGAACAGGCAACTTACTGGCGAGGCAGGATTGCACGAAGCTGGCAGGCAGGGTCAGGTTGCCACCGAGGCAGGCGGCATGATGAACATCCTAAATGATCCAAAGGCGCGGCTGGCTTCAAACCTTGAGTACGCATTGGACAGCCTGCTTCAGCCTGTTGCAAGAAAGAACGTCAAAGACGCAACGCCAGAGCAGATGAAATATTTCAAAGAAGATGAAATGTTCGTCAAGCCAAGTTACTTAGACTCAAAGACAAGTGAAGGTGTGGGCTTCAGTCGCATGAGCAAAGAACTGCAAGACGCAATCATCGCTGGTGACATACGGCCTGAGCAGGTGTCCAAGATATCGATTGAAGACCTAACGCGCCGCGTTCATGACCGCGATGTCAAGTTCGAAAAAGAAAAGGAGTTGGAGCGCAAGGCGTTGGCTTCTGGCTTGATCACGCACGAAAAGTATGAAGACGGCTTTGCGTGGAAAGAGTTTGTGCCAGACAAAAATTTGCCTGAAGGATACACCGTTGAAAACGACGGTAAGGGTTTCTATGTGGATCCGCATGGGCGCAAGTCGATATACCACCCCGGCTACAACAAGCTGCAATCCCAACTCGACAACGAGAGCGAGATGATGGGCCACTGCATTGCAAAGCACGGCTACTGCGACCAAATCTGGGCAGGCGAAACACGCGCCGTAACCCTGCGCGACAAAAAGGACATGGCTCACGCAACCATGCAAATAGACCCAAATGGTGACGTGTTGCAGATACAGGGCCACGGTGGTGGCGACGTGACATCGAGGTACACCGAGTACGTTAAAGACTACCTGAACAAGGGGCAGTTTGGCAGGGTTGACATCGGCCAAGTCCCGGGCCTCATCGACACCGAGTACAAGCTCCCACCTCACTTCAAAGACTCGGACATGGAGTTCAGAGGGAAGGTAATTTCAGGTGTAATCCGCGACATACTGAAACAGAAGGGCTTTAACGTCAATCGGTTTATAAATCAAAAAGAACGCGACGAAGTTCGTAAAGCGCTCGATCAAATAACCGAAGACGATTACAACAGTTACATGGACTCAAGGTATGGCGCGGGCACCTACCGCCTGCCATTCCAAACGGCGATGCCGCAAAAATTTGCCAAGGGCGGCATCATCAAAAAAATGCTTAAAGGCGACAAGCCCAATCCACCTAGCTACGGCTCAGTTGATGAGATGGTCGCAAAGGTTGGCGCTGAGGGCAGGTCACCAATCGTGCCAGTTCCCAATCGCTGGTTCCTGTTCCCTGACAAGTTCCCCAACCAGCAAAAGCTGGTCGAACGTATTCTGGCAACGACAGGCAAGCGCCGCTTGGACTTCCCCTCAGGCGCATTCATTGATCCGCGTACTGGGCAGGTGTTGGATGCCAACATCGTTGAAGACTTAGGCGTAGTGATTGACCCCAAGACCAATCGCCCGATGATGTCATCAGGTGCGCGGTCAGAGATCGAGGTGCTTGACCCACGGACTGGCTCGTATACCAAAAGCAATTTGGTGCGCAAGGGCCTGTTCAAGCCAGAAGGCGGTGATCCGCTGCTGAACGAGTTGAACTTCATAGCCACGATTGAGAAGGGCGACGTTGGTCACAAGTACGGCCTGTCCACCGAATACGCCACACCCACGGAACTGTTCAACACGCAGACTGGGGCAAACCCTACACTTCGACCGCGCAGCCGTGGTGACTTGTTCGGCGTTGGCGACGTTGTTGGCCGCGTGAAGATTGGCCGAAGCGAACCGCACGACGTGTACGAAAAGCTGTTCGTGGCACCCAAGGGGTCAGACGTGCAAGGCAAGAAGCTAAGCAAGGCCAAGGGTGGCTTGGCTAGGTTAGCTGGGAAGGCCCCAGAGAAGCCCTCTGCAATCCTATCAATGGCCGATGAGGTACGCGCTGAGATGCAAGCTGAAAAGGCAGCGTCCCAATTGAGCGCCAAACAGAGGATGGAGCAAAGCCTTAAGCAAGCTGCGGCGGGCATGACTCGCATTGTTCCAAGGGAGCAAGCTGACTTGAACCTCAAAGACTTTTTGGCCGATAGCGCAGATCAGAAAAAGTATTACCACGGCACATTTAGAGATCCTGACGCTGACAAAGGCAAGGGCTTCAAAGAGTTTCGCACAGGCCAAGCCGACTCGACGTTCCTAAGCCCTGACCCCACATTCGCTGGAGGCTACGCTGGAGGCACGCTGATGCCGTTGAAGCCAAGCCACCGAAAGCATGGGCGGTTCCAGATGCCAACGCCTGACCAGTATCAAATGCCCACTGGAACTCGCGTGATGCCCGTTTACGCGCAGGTTAAAAAGCCGTTTGACTATGAGAACACGGAACAGGTAAAAGCGCTTGCTGAACACTTGCGCCAGCAAGGCGTGCCCGCCAGTCAAATAATGCGTGACATAAAAACAATCAATAATCCAAACGAATCAAACAACTGGATGGCTTTGGAAAAAGGTTACATCGTCAGAGCTTTGAAAGATCTGGGCCATGATGCCATGTACGTCAAAGAGCTTGACACCAAAAACTTAGGAGTGTTCAACCCCAATGCCATCAAGTCCGCAATTGGCAACAAGGGCACTTACGACACAAGCAAAAAAGACATAACGCAAAAGAAGGGTGGCCTCATTGGAGCACTATAAACTTTTAGAAGGCTGGGGCCACGGCGATCTGGTCAAGCACATGAAGGCGGGTGGATCTGCGGAGTCTTATGACCCAGATGATGCCATGCCCACATACGTACCTGCACTTGCTGAGATACGTGAAAAGTTTGGCGGTATGCAAAACCCATTCGCTAATCAGCCAGAGGTGCGCTCGTACAAAAAAGCTGGGTACGTGGAGCCTCAAGCGTTTGGCATCGAATCAGAATCAGTGCCTGATGAAAACGCAGAGTTCATGCGCCGCATGATGATCAAGATGAGTAAGGCGTATGGCCGAGACATTAAGGCGCTGGTCACAGAACCGCGTGCGCTCACCGACTTTGTGGTTGACGACCTTGGCGCAAACCTAGCTGGTGGCATGGGCGACCTAATCAATTTGCCATTAGAGGCTATCGACTATTTGCGCGAGCAGGCCGCTAAGCAAAACAAGCGTGGCTATGTGCCTGAGTCCGTGATGGGTGGCAAGATGGTTCCCCCCAAAGTCAACAAGCTTGCAATGGATGACGACCGCATGTTTTCGGCAGCAGGCGCAAAGAAACTGAACAAAAAGTATGGCCTGAGTTCTGGCAAAAACCAAACACCCATGCTGAGTGACACGGCATCGCTTGTGGTTGATCCATTGTTTGTCGCTAGCCCATTGGCTAAGGCATCAAAAGACATTTACAAAGGTGCCAAGACGGTTGTGCAGGAGGGTTTACCCCGAGCCTCCGAGATGGCAGTCAATGCCGCCTACCCAGCCATGCGCAGGCCGTTCACCCCTGTGGATATCACGGTGGAGGGCGTTGGCCCAGACCTTGGCAAATACAAAAGCCCAGCGTTTCAGGACTACATCACAGACCAGACCGTCGGCAAGGGCACCGAAGTCCCGCTCACCACAATTGGTGGACGCAAGACCAAAGAGCGCAGGGGGCAAGGCGTTTACTTGAACGAAGATAGCCCGCCGCAACTTGAAACCAACCCAATGAAGGCGTTCAGCGTGCGCACTGGCGACCTGTCCACCGACAAGAAGTTGCGGGCTGACGTAGCCACCGCTGGCCGCGACCTGAACCAAGAGGCCATGGCTGCGCATCGATTCTTGCCAATAGCCACAAACAACATGAAGGACGCTTCAGCGATTTTGATTGGAAGCAAAACAGGCAGACCGTTGACCAAAGAAGAAGTGATTCTGATTGGGCAGCAACTGAAGGGCATGATTGTGTCGCACAACCCGCGCACAGGCTCAGTTTTCGTCGCGCCGTTTCAATCCAAACCCAATGCAATTGACAAAGAGTTGCTCGAGGCGCAAGCTGCCGCACGTAACGTGCTTGGCAAAGATGCAAAGTTCCAGTTAGGCCGCTCTGACGAGAAAAAAGACCTGATGTATATGCACAACTCTACCTACGAGGAAGAAGGCGCGAGAGCAGCCGACCCAGCCGCCAAGGCCAAGAGGCAGGCGCTACGTAAGATGGATCGCTCGTTTGTTGACCCTGCAAAATTGCGTCGCGAGCCAAGTAGTGCGAAGCCTTAGCTTGCCAATAGAGCCAATTAAATGACATACAGCAACGTAATGCATGCGGGCGGTTCATATAAGCCCCAACAATTTCGTTTGTTGGGACAAACAGCACTGCCCAATTGTCGTCGTCCAAGGGGACAACAACGTGCGGGTAACCGTACTTGTAGTGATTGCTGAAATCGATTTGATAGACCATTTACAAATTTTAACATAAGGTTACAAAACATGGCAACAATACCCCCACAAACCTCAATAGATGATGAGAATTACAACAGTGTTCTAGTTAATGAGCCTGAGGATGAGCTTGAGGAAAATCTGGAGGTTGAGGTTCCAGATCAGGAAGATGAAGACGTAGTTGAAACGCCTGATGGTGGCGCGATTGTGCGCATGCCAGACGAATTTAAAGGCCCTCGGGAAGACGGCGAGTTCTATGAGAACTTGGCCGAAACGATGGACATCCTTGATTTGTCTGACATTACGATACGTTACCTTGACCTTGTTGAAAAAGACAAAGAGGCCAGAAAAAAACGCGACAAGCAGTACGAGGATGGCATACGGCGTACGGGCATGGGGGATGATGCGCCCGGCGGCGCTTCCTTCATGGGCGCAAGCAAGGTGGTGCACCCCGTAATGGCCGAGGCCTGCGTTGACTTTGCCGCCAGCGCCATGAAAGAGATGTTCCCGCCAGACGGCCCAGTGCGCACGCACATCTTGGGCGACCAGACTGAAGAAAAAGTTGACCGCGCCGAACGCAAGCGCGACTACATGAACTGGCAACTGACCGAGCAAATCCAAGAATTCCGCGATGAGCAAGAGCAACTGCTGACCCAACTGCCTCTGGGTGGCAGCCAGTACATGAAAATGTGGTACGACGAAAACCTTGGCCGTCCGTGCGCCGAATTCATTCCAATCGACAACATGCTTTTGCCCTTTGCGGCATCCAATTTCTACACCGCACAGCGCGTGTCAGAGATCCAAGACATCACGGAATGGGAATTTGAACGACGCATCGCCTCGGGTTTATACCGAGACATTTCGTTTGTCCGAGCATCAAGCGAGCCAGAAGAATCTGGCGCAGAAAAAGCTTCCAACAAGATCGAAGGGCGCGAGTTTGGCGATAACGAGGATGGCTTGCGTCGTGTTTTCCACATTTATACGTGGCTCGAAATCAAAGACGACAAATTTGCAGACAGCAAATCAGCCCCCTACATCCTGATGATCGATGAATCGTCACTCAAGGCCGTGGGCTTGTACCGCAATTGGGAAAAGGGCGACAGCCGTATGACCAAGTTGGACTGGCTTGTTGAGTTCAAGTTCATTCCTTGGCGTGGTGCGTACGCTATTGGCCTGCCTCACCTGATTGGCGGGCTGTCTGCGGCCCTTACGGGCGCTTTGCGGGCCTTGTTGGACACTGCGCACGTCAACAACTCGCTGACTATGCTGAAGCTCAAGGGCGGGCGTAACAGTGGGCAGACGCAGCAGCCTGAAATTACGCAGGTGACGGAGATCGAGGCGGCCCCCGGGATCGATGACATCCGCAAAATCGCCATGCCCATGCCCTTTAACCCACCAAGTCCAGTGCTGTTCCAGTTGCTACAGTTTTTGTCGACCGAAGCCAAGGGCGTGGTGACGACCGCAGAAGAGAAGATTGCGGATGCCAAGAGCAATATGCCTGTGGGTACGACTCAAGCGTTGATTGAGCA